ATGGAGTGCTTTATACCGAAACAAGATGTGGTAGATTCGATAAATTATTTTAAAGAGCTACCCCTCGATACAGATGACAATTTATTTTTATATTTAATGGCTAAGCAAGCAGGAATCTCTATGACGTTTCCTGTGACGTTTATGACCAGTAAATTATCTGAACAACAAAAGAAAGATTATCTTCAGTCAATCTGGATGTTAGCCGGTTTGTTCGATTCAACTGAAGTTGCGGAGAAGAACAGTCTAATTTTCCCGAATAATTTTGGACGTATTTCATTTTATCAACCGGGCACAGCATATCAAAGCGTTGTGGGTAGGATTAAAGACACAATTCAGAAGAAAAACTTGGTTGTTCCTTTATATGATGACAATGAATCCGTATTAAAGTTAAGAAGAAATTATCAAGAAGTTTTGGAAGAAAACTATCTTCACGGTAATAAGATATCATTAAAACATCTATCTGCATGGGTTTTCCGGTTTACTAAATTTGAATTTGAATCATCTCCTAATGAAAAGCAATTTACAAAAGTGTTGGAGAAACATATTCGAAAGATGTTCAGAATCACGAAGAAAGATTTTTTGTGGCTTTTTGATGATGATTTATCTTTCAACAGAATAACTCCTGCCATAAATGGAATCACGGGTGAAGAAGTAAGAGGACAATTCGAATTTTCTGCAACGAAACTACCAGATATATCCGCTATGACAGGTTCTTCAGATGTGCAAATTAGTTTCGTTTCAAAAGATGTGACTGAGCAATACTTGGCTCTAAACGGAGATAATCCTAGCGACAAAGATATAATCTCAACTCTGTTGGATAAAAAACAAATTGTTCTAACAGGAGTACCGGGTGTTGGTAAATCGAGGTACACAAACCTTTTGAAAGATGATCCAATGTTCAAAGGTAGGACAGAAGTAGTTCAATTTCACGCCAATTATTCTTATGAAGACTTTATTGGTTCTGAAACTCTAGAGAGCAAAGATGGAGCTACACAAGTAAAAACTAAAATGGGTATCTTCTTGGAATTCATTGAGAAGATTAAGGCTGATAATAATTCGGAAAACAAATATTTATTCATCATTGATGAGTTAAATCGGGGGAACATTGCTGAAATCTTTGGAGAAACTATCCTTACCCTCGATAGGGATTATACAGTTAGACTGACAAAGGAAATAGCTGGAGTTACAAGTTTAAAAATACCGGATAACTTATATATTGTCGGAACAATGAATACAAGTGACCGGAATATTGCCTTTCTTGATTTAGCAATACGAAGACGTTTTGGATTCGTTAACCTATACCCTAATTATGATTTCCTTTCTGAAACTATTGAACTGGATGATATAGATTTAGGAAACGTCCTAAAAATTATAAATCAACGGATTTTGGAAACTTTAGGTGATCCAGAGCTTCTTTTAGGGCAATCATACTTTATCCCAGGTAAAGAGGCTAATAACAAATGGTCGATGGACTCATTTAAAAACCAATTTAACTTTGTTCTTCTTCCAACGTTAAAAGAATATAGTTTCAATGATTCAAATGCCATTAATGCGATTATTGGTGAAAATCTTGCTGATTCTTTACAAGATGTAGATGAGTTTGCAGAAGCATTTATTGCTGAATTTTCAATGTAGGTGATGGCTATGGGAGAATATCTTGATATAGCCGACCAAAATATAATAAGCATTCTTGAGAGTGAAGTCGAATTCTTCGAGCGCTTTACACGAAAAAATGGAGTCGTTTGGCGCTCAGAAGACAAATATAACTTGTTGTTACCTTTAAGCAAGTCATACGTTGGATATATAGTTACTCCAAAAAGAAAAATTAATTTGCAACCCAAGTACAGAGAAATTGGATTTGAACATATTTTTCGGATGTATCTATATGTATATGGGTACAAATCATCAGATAGTCCTGGGGTTTTGGATGTTTCGAAGTCACAGACTGATGTAGATGTTGTAAAATTATTCTTTGATAGTTTGCAGAAAAATATCCAAACAGGGATTATTCAAACTTATGTTAAAACTGCGATTACAAGCAGAAGCATAAGAGGGACTGTGAATTATCGAAAAACTTATATGAATCATCTGAAGGGGAAAAACAAGCCTATTGACACAAAGGTTTCACGGCTATCCCTCGACAATCTTCAGAACAGGCTTATAGTGACGGCTCTTTCGAAGTTGCGACATGTAAAAAGTTACTCAAGTATTTCATCAAGACTTCTTATGTATTTTGAGGGGGTTCCTGATAGTGTTGAGTCGGGTAGTAGTGTTTTTGAAACGTTAGTTTTCAATTCTAATACATCGAGGTACAGACAGACGCTCTTATATGCAGCAATGATAATTGACGAACTTGATTATGATGATGTGGGAAATTCTGTTGGTACAGAGAGTTTCATGGTCAATTTTGATAGATTATTCGAAGACTTCGTTGCTAAAGTTTTGAAGGATACGCCAAATACACGAGAATTCTTGACTTGGAAGGATTCTAAGAAATACGCTGATATTTTGAGTAACGGAACACGATTAGACAGTCGAGAATACTTGCCGGATATTCTTTACAAGTTCAAGTCGGAAGATGAGGCGTTTGATTATCTTCCATCATCTTACGCGGTTTTGGATGTTAAGAATAAAGCATACGGAGTATTTAAGAATGCTGATATATATCAAATTTTGATGTATGCTAAATTGCTTCATAGCAAAAAGGCATTGTTATTATATCCAGCTTTTTCAAGAAAATATCCTGAGGAACTAGTATTAAATCCCGAGATATTCGACCCTTCGATTATCACCGGTTGTTATATTAATATTGCTGACAATTCAGGAGAAAAATTCTTGGAATCGATACAATTTTTTGTTGATATGGTTGAGAGAACAATTTCTGACATTGAGATACGCAATAAATACTAAAAATCGCCTAGTCCACGAAATGTGGGCTAGGCGATTTCGGTTTGATGGCTTTTTATTTTAGTTAGTGCCCATCATCATTGCGTAGTGCTGGTCTTGCCCCATGATGTCGAAGATTTTCTTGAATGCTAATTTGCACGCATTAGGGTCCCCAGCATTATCAATGAACTGACTCCCATCAATGATATCTTTCTGAGTTGCAACGAGATACGAAAGCAGCCCTTGAACGATGTAGTAGTCTGGTTTGTAAGACTCATTCCCATTTTCATCTGTTTCGATGAATTCGGATATATTCTCAGACAATATTTTATCTCTCACAGTTCCTCCATTATAAGAACATATCTGGATGAAGTAGTGATTCAGAATTTGATGGATGATATGGGTCACTGCAATTGGCGAGTTGACCTCCTTTAGTTCAGTCCATAAAGCGTGGTAACCGTTTTGAACAGGGTCGATATTTTTCCGAAGGAGGGTTGTTCCATCAAATGCCAAAACATCCTCAATGCACGGAATTACTTCTGAATGATTATTTGCTTTCACGATTTTAAAGAAGGCAACGTAATCCCAATACTTAACCATGTTCGCAGTGACGTCATTATGGAAATAACTGTTGTGGGTGAGTACAAAAATCTGCTTGATGTAATCATTTTCACTTGTAGGATTTGAGGCGGCGTTGTTCCGACAGATTTCAATCATTTCTCGCGTCAAGGCACTCACGATGAATAATGCACCGCTATCCATACTCGAGACTGGATCGTCAATGACTACAATTTTCGGCTTGTTTGTTCCATCTTCAGTTTTGCTTCCATGAACCAAATGATAGAAGTACAGGAAGGCAATAAAATTCTGTTCCCCCTCGCTCAGATTTTCAGCTATTGAGTCATCTTCGCGGACAATCTTGTACGTATTAGTGATTTGTTTATTTTCTTTGATCCGAAATCCTTGAAATCCCGAGTCTTTTAGCAGTGTATTCATCGCCTTGACACTATCGGTGGTATTAGTGTTTTTTGTGCTCAATTTTTGAATTTCAATCTTTAGCGCATTCCCTCGTGCTATCAAATCATTCATTTGTTCTTCTAGCTTAGTTATCTCTTGTTGGAAAGAAGTCATACTTGTCTGATAAGCATCAACTTGAGGCTTTAGGCTGAAGTAGATTAGTTCCCAGACTTTCGTGATGCATTCTGTTTTTTTCTTTGGCTTTTCGTTAACGATTGCATTGTTGTGGTCAATCACCGCATTAAGGTTGGCGATAATTTCATCAAGGTGGTCGATAATTGAAGCAACGTCTTTGAGCGCTACGGGTGTTGCTGGCTCTTTGATTTTCCTGTCAATGATTGATTGATTCTCACTCAATGTTGCGATTAGTTGACTTGAAACAGCATTATATTCTGACAAATCAAGTTTAGAAAGAGTTTCACTAGCATTTTTTTCTAGAGTATCTTTGATGGAGGATATAGCCGTGCTGTAACTGTTTTTGAAAGAACCAAGTGCATCCATATCAATTTGATATTGCTCATCAAAAGCACTTTTTATGTCTTGCTCAAAGCTTGGAGGTAGCACTTGCTGGCAATATGGACATTTTCCATCAGTTTCTGGAAACTTTTCATGCCCTTGATGAACCCAGTCACTTGTTTGATATTTTTTCACAAATTGAGCAAAACTGGTATTGCTACTACTAACTATTGATTTCTCAAATAACGAAGATGGAGCAAGGAGAGTTTTATCTAGGCTCTGCATTCTTCGGTAAAACGTTGAAGTTTTATCGAAAGCTGTATCAGACATATTTTTCAGTTCATCAAAATCGTGTTCCACAGCCTTAGTCTGCTTTAGAAGCTCAGGAACAAAAACATCTACGTTCCCACGTTTTCCTTTCATTGCTTCCTGAAAGTTGTTCCTGAATTTATCTGAAGAATCAAATACAGATTTTTTGAATGAAGTTGTCGTTTTTTCTTGGTCAATAATCTTTTCATCACGCAACTTTTTAGCAGAACGGTATTCGTCTCCTAGAGTTGACTTTTTATCTTCTAACTCTTTTATTTTGTCCGCTGCACTTTTATCATCTTCACCGATTGTGAAGATGCCAGAAACGGCTCCATAATTTGCGAAATTTCGTTTGATAAAGTCATCGTTATACACTAAAACTGAAAAGTCAGATTCAGATTTTCCGTCTTTCCATGTGATACCTCGATTGGCATTAATTTCACGACCAATCGTAGATTTACCCACTCCATTTTTCCCATAGAAGAAATTAATAAGGCTGGGTGTAACAGTTACGTTGTGATATGTTGACGTATTAAGCTTTAACCCTATAATTTCACCAAGAATTTTTTCGTCCAAATGTCATCCCTCCAATCAATCTGCGATTTTACCTTCTCGTAGCCATTCATCAACTTCTGATATTTTAAATTTATATCGTTTGCCGGCCCGGTGAATTGGTAGTTTTCCATCACGGAGCCAGATTCGAATAGTATCCTTGCTGACACTGAGATATTCAGCAATGTCCTCAAGGTTCACCCATTTCTCAATTACTTCTTCATTATCTACTTTCTTGTCAGTCAAAATTATCCCTCCAGAATTAAAGTGACACGAGCACCTTATTTAGCTTTCTCATTTCTGCTATTAAGTCCACTTGCTTGATTGACCAGTGAGTTCGGTTTAATTCGTGCTTGTATTCATTTCCGAGTATCCCAAGGACTTCTAGGTGATGGTTCAGAAATTGTTGTTGTATTGGTGTATGTTCAAACTCTGTAAAAGAGAAACGATACCCACCATCGAATTCTCGAATTTTTGTAATCAGACCATATTTCGCCCAGTGGTCATCCGTGGTCTCTCCGAAACTCAGATTTTCTGTCGTAATTATTGAAGGAAACGTCTTGATCTGTTCAACAATATCAATGGTGAGAGGAAGGAAAGTTTGTTGAACCTCAATGCTAGTAAAGGATGTTAGTGACTGGTCGTATTTGAGTTCAAAACAATTACTGGTAAATTCAAAGCCCTTATCAAGAACAAAAAGGTTGTAATAATGTGTATTCATTCTTGAATTTAACACGTTGCTTAGTGCCCGTGCATCGTTGGCCGTTCCAGCGACAATCAGATTCGTCTCGTTATTCACGAACTTTCCTTGATTGAGGACTTGAACACTATCTGGGCCAGATTGAGTGAACGCATTTGTAGCCTGAATAATAGGAGTTTCATCATCCTTGATTTGTAATTGATTATCGTTCATCTACTCCCCTCGACTTTCTATTAATGAATGTCCCAAAATTGTTAACCATAGTGCTTCCACTACCGAACTGGTTAAAAACGTTCATCGTCTGATTATAGGTGTTATTGGCCCGAGTTTCTTCATTTGATTCAGTTTTTCCAGATTTTTCGTTGTCTAAAATTTCAGGCTCGACAATTTCAACTTCGGGTTCATCCTGAATCTTTTGAGAGTATGAACTATTAATTAGCCTTGATACCTTTAATTCAGGGCGAAAAGTTTTACCAATTTCGCTTATAAACTCTTTCTGAGCGTTGGGCTCGCCTTGCAGTGTATGCCAACTATCAATTGTTGCCTTTCCAATCGTGTTGTCATTTCGATTCATGATGATGAAATGCCAAATACCAAGGAGGAATGACTCGATTGAAACATCGGTAATTGTACCAAGTTGGCTTTTAATTAAAGCGCTACCATTTTCTCCGATATGGAAAGCAGCATCATCCAAGACACTTGAATCCTCCATCAGCAATTCAAGGATGGCGCGAACTAGCCATGAGCTCTTTGCAGGAGTTTCAATATCAATGTATGTTTCAACAAACTCTCTCATGCGGTTAAGCGGTGCTAGGTAGTTTGTCAGGATTTCTTGATTGAATGATGAAATGATAGCAGGGTCATCGTACCGAAAATATACGTCACCTATCTTATTGCAGTTTTTGTATTTTGATGTCATGGTATTGAACGATTTATCGTCAGGCAAGTAGCTTGTCGGGTCGAAGACTCTAATCAGCGATCGGAAAACGTTGCCGTTTGATAAACTGACCTTTTCTCCATTTATAGTTACGTGTGATCTATTATGTGGCTTGACTGCTTGCAGAAGCAAAGTCAGAAACGTTCCACCGCACAGTTTAGGTATATTACTAGTCATTAACGATTTGCCTCCTTGCAAAATCCTTGAATTAATAACCTTAGTAACCTCGGAAACCTTGGAAACTATTTATCTCAAAAATCGGAAACTTCATGATGTCTTTAGAAAGTTATTTCTAGAGGCATTTTTTGTTTCCAGTGGTTGGTTAATTGGAATGGCAAATAAACCTAATTCCTACTAACTCATAATAACTATTATATCAGATTTTAAGAATTTGATATATAGACGTATTTTAACCTTCACTCAATGAACTCAATCCTCCTAGAGGGCTTTCTAAAAACAATATTCGTTCAAGATAGCCGGCTGAAAGAACGGAAAGACCAACTGAATTTTGAAATAAGCAAAAGGCACCACTATGCCTAATTGCGCTCATTTTCAAATTTTGTGGGGCTTACCGTCTATTTCAGTGTGGCTTTTTTAAGTGCCTTAAATATCGGTATATCCGCTTCAAGCATTGGTCTCTCCGTTCTGTTGAACAGACAAATGGAGGGTCAGTGATGACTAAATTAAAGCGTACGCCACAAAAAGAACGTGGCACTTACAAGTATTTTGGAGCAAATGGGAAAGTGGTCGATGAGTTGAAACCTGGGGAACGTGGCATTACAGAACTCGATATCTATGAGTTGCATCAACGTGATGACCGTGAAGTCTACAGCAATTTAAAGGCAATTCAAGGTATTCGTACCAACAAGGAAAAAGCCGCAATCCGTGCTTGGATTCCTAGGTTCATCGAACAGTTCAAACGTGACCATCACGGTATTGGACCGACAAAAGATGTCGTGGAGGATGCGGTCATGAAGGAGTTTCCGATGGTAGAGCTTCTTTCCTTCAATGCAATGGATTCCATTAACTATGCGGAAGACAAAAGTGACTTGATGTACAAGGCTTATCTGGAAGAACAGTCAAAGAAAGTGACTGATCCACGTGTTGACGAGTTACTTGAGTTGATGGAAAAGTTGACGGACAACCAACGTTGGTTGATTCAAAAAGTTTTCTATGAAGGTGTTTCACAAACTGATGTGGCAGTTGAACTTGGAATCACCAAACAAGCAGTTCAAAACCGCTTGAACAAAATCTACGCTCGTTTGCGTAATCTGTTCAACAAGTAAAGACGTGAGATGTAGACCTCAGAATTATCAAAATATTGAGGTCTAACTTTTTTCAAAAAAATTTTCTCTTACAGGTTTACTTTGGGGATTTTGGTTCGCCTATAACGTGTAAGGGGGGTAAGCCTCATACAAAAAATCAAATTGAGGAGGAACTCAAATGAAATTGAAACATCGTGTATGCATTCGTGTCACGGATGAAGATGGCAACAAAGAGACCGTGCTTCAAGGTGGTTTGCGTAATTTGCCACGGAAGTTCGTTCAATGGTTGTTTGGTGAGAACATGGAAATTATCGTGTTAACACCGGGACAATCCATTGAATCAGTCGAAATTCATGAAGTGAAGAAGGAGGCGGAATAGTATGAGCCGAATGAAGTTATTGCTTCAAGTAACAGATGACGTGCAAGCACTCGCTGACAGTTTGCGTGAACTGGTTGAGGCGATGCAGTCAGGTGAGCCTGAACAAGTACCGGCACCAAAGCCACAAACAAAAGAAGGAGCAGTTGAACCTGAGGTTAAGCAACCAACACTTGAAGAAGTTCGAGGCTTGCTTGCTCGTAAGTCTCAAGAAGGTAAGTCATCAGATGTTAAGACACTGATTGAGAAGTTTGGTGCAAGTCGCTTAAGCGAGATTCAGCCTGAGAGCTACATTGCTTTGATGGCAGAAGCGGAGGTGCTATAACCATATGCCAACAAAACACGCAATCCTTTCAGCCTCTTCCAGTAACCGTTGGATTCATTGCCCGCCAAGCGTGAGGCTGTCAGAAGGCTTTGAAAACAAGTCTAGTCCATATGCCCAGCAAGGGACTGATGCGCATACTCTCTGTGAGTACAAGTTGCACCAGTTGCTCGGGGGCGAAGGAGAAGACCCTAGGTCAACACTTGAGTTTTATGATGACGAGATGGAGGAGTGCTCGGAAAGCTATGCCACCTTTGTTATGGAAGAAGTGGCAAAGGCAAGACAGACGACAGCTGACCCAATTGTCATTGTAGAACAGCGACTCGACTTTTCTAGGTTCGTACCTGAAGGCTTTGGGACAGGTGACTGCTTAGTCATAGCTGACGGGACACTTTCGGTCATTGATATGAAGTATGGATTAGGAATTTTAGTTGATGCTTATCAGAACCCACAGATGATGTGCTATGCACTTGGAGCTTTGGAGCTGTTTGATGGCATCTACGACATTCAAGAAGTGCAGATGACCATCTTCCAGCCGAGACGTGAAAACGTCAGCTCCTACACCTTGTCTAAAGAAGAACTGTATCAATGGGCGGAACAAGTCCTAGCACCTGCTGCCAATCTTGCATTTAAGGGTGAAGGCGAATTCCACTGTGGCAAATGGTGTGGCTTCTGTCCTGCAAAGAACAACTGTCGTGCTCGAGCTGAACAGAATCTTGAATTAGCGAAGTACGAGTTCAAGAAACCAGATTTTCTCGAGGATGAAGAAATCGAGGAAATTCTCTCAAAAATCGATGACCTGGTTTCGTGGAGTAATGATATCAAGGAGTACGCCTTGAAACTAGCTCTTAGTGGCAAGCAGTGGGCAAATCATAAGTTGGTCGAAGGTCGCTCAACTCGGAAGTATTCCAATGAAAATGATGTAGCGGCAGCCGTCATCAAAGCAGGTTATGACCCTTATGACAAGAAATTACTTGGTGTTACCGCTATGACGAAAGCACTTGGGAAAGCTAAGTTTGATGATTTATTGAGCGAATACATCATTAAGCCACCCGGCAAGCTCACACTCGTCACCAATTCTGACAAACGTCAGGCGGTTCATATTGATTCAGCAACGGATGATTTTTCGGAGGTGAACTTAGATGAAAGAGATTCCACTTAATCATGGAGCAGTCGCTATAGTTGATGACGATGACTATGAACGTTTGAAAGGATTTACCTACAACATCAACAATTGTGGCTATGCTCGAAGGTACGATAAAGAATTATCACTTAGACGAAACAAGGTCAGCTGTATTTTGATGCATCGGGATATCATGGGAACACCACCACCAGGATTGTTCGTAGACCATATCAATAGAAATCGGCTTGATAACAGGAAGTGCAATCTAAGGTTTGTAACCCGAAAACAAAATAATGCGAATCGTGGCAAGAATAAGAACAAGCCATCTACTTCTCGGTATCTTGGTGTTTCTTATGACCCAAAACGGAAGAAATGGAAAGCTCAAATTAGCCACTATAACAAAAATAAGTTCATCGGTAGGTACGATACTGAAGAACAGGCTGCGGTTGCATACAATGTAGCAGCCATTCATTATCATGGCAAGTTTGCCAATTTAAACGATATTACGGAGGAAAAAACAAATGAACAAGAATAAAACTAAAGTTGTAACGTCAAAGAACACCCGTCTCTCATACTTTCATGGATGGACTCCAGTATCAATTAATGGTGGTCCAGAAAAATATTCAACTGCTGTCTTGATTCCTAAATCAGATACAGCAACACTCGATGCTATTGAAAAAGCTATTGATGCAGCAATTGAAGAGGGGCTTGCTAAATTTGGGGGCAAGAAACCAAATAAAGCAGCTATCAAATTGCCCCTTCGTGACGGGGATATTGAACGTGATGACGAAGCGTACAAAGGGCACTATTTCATCAATGCTAACTCGACTACCCCACCTCAAATTGTGGATCAAAATGTTCAACCAATTCTCGACCAATCACAAGTTTATAGCGGATGCTACGCTCGTGTGTCAATCAACTTTTATGCCTTTAATTCAAATGGGAATAAAGGTATTGCAGCAGGTCTTGGAAATCTTCAATTTGTTCGAGATGGAGAACCACTTGCGGGTAAATCAAGTGCAAGTGATGATTTTGAAACTTTGGCAGATGACGACTTTTTAGCATAGGAACGAACTCAGGGCGATGGGGGCTATCTCCTGTCGCCTGTTTTAGCTTGGAGTGATTTATTTTGAAACATCTTTCATTGGATCTTGAGACCTATTCGAGTGTCGATATCTCGAAATGCGGAGTCTACAAATATTCGGAAAGTCCAGACTTTGAAATTATGCTATTCGCTTACAGCGTGGATGGAAGTCTTGTGGAGGTGGTTGACCTTAGTCAAGGGGAGCACATACCTCAAGAAATCCTTGAAGCACTATCTGATGAATCAGTGATTAAACACGCATTCAATGCGAACTTTGAGCGTGTGTGCCTATCACGTTTTCTGGGGATTGACGATTTTCTCAGTCCACGAGCTTGGCAGTGCACGATGATTTGGGCAGCTACTTTAGGCTTGCCTTTATCACTTGCAGGTGTTGGTGCAGTTCTCGGGCTAGATAAGCAAAAACTGTCGGAAGGGAAAGACTTAATTCGATATTTTTGTGTGCCTTGTAATCCAACCAAAACAAACGGTGGTCGAACTCGTAACCACCCTCACAATGCACCAGATAAGTGGGCATCCTTTAAGGATTACAACATTCGTGACGTTGAGGTTGAACTAGCAATACAGAAGAAACTATCAAGCTTTCCCGTACCTCAAGAAACGTGGGAGGAATATTGGCTGGATCAAGAAATCAATGACCGAGGAATCGAAATTGATATGACCTTGGCGGATGCAGCAGTTCGTTTGGATGAATTATCGAAGAATGAAATAAACGAAAAATTGAAGGAGTTAACAGAACTCGAAAATCCCAACAGTGTCCTTCAGATGCGTAGTTGGTTGAACGACCATGGTCTTGAAGCTGAATCACTTGGTAAGGCTGCAGTAGCTGAATTACTCGCTTCTACTGATGATGAATTGCTAAAAGAAGTGCTGATACTCCGCCAACAACTGGCCAAGTCATCAGTCAGGAAGTATCAGGCGATGCAGAATTTTGCCTGCTCAGATAATCGTGCCAGAGGACTTTTTCAATTTTATGGAGCCAACCGCACAGGTCGATTTGCAGGCCGTGGTATTCAACTACAAAACCTCCCTCAAAACCATATGGCAGACTTGGAGGAAGCGCGTGGCCTTGTCCGTCAGGGTGATTATGATTCTCTTTCCTTGCTATATGACAGTGTCCCTAACGTCCTTTCTGAATTGATTCGGACTGCCTTTATACCAAGAGAGGGAATGAAGTTCATCGTATCCGATTTTTCTGCGATTGAGGCACGAGTCATTGCTTGGCTCGCAGGTGAGAAATGGCGACAAGAGGTATTCAAGAATGGTGGCGACATTTACTGTGCATCAGCTAGTCAGATGTTTGGTGTTCCTGTTGAAAAGCATGGTGTGAATCAACACCTCCGTCAAAAAGGGAAAATCTCAGAGTTGGCTCTAGGCTACGGTGGCTCGGTCGGAGCACTCAAAGCAATGGGTGCATTGAATATGGGGCTAACCGAAGAGGAACTTCAACCGCTAGTAACCTCGTGGCGTGATTCCAATCCAGCAATTACAAAGCTGTGGTGGGACGTAGACCGTGCAGTAAAAGACTGTGTCAAGCAGCGTGGAAAGACGGAAACACACGGTATCAAGTTTGAATACAAATCAGGCTTTCTCTTTATCCATCTTTTATCTGGTCGAAAGCTTGCTTACGTGAAACCCCAGATTGGAGAGAATCGCTTTGGTGGAGAGTCTGTCACTTATGAAGGAGTAGGGGCAACGAAGAAGTGGGAACGGCTTGAAAGCTATGGTCCGAAGTTTGTCGAAAACATTGTGCAAGCTATGGCGCGTGACATTCTTTGCTTTGCGATGGAAAACCTGCGTCAATATGACATCGTTGGTTCAGTTCATGATGAGGTGATTATTGAAGTTGAACCTGCAACAACGGTTGAGAAGATTAACAAAATCATGGTTCAAGCTCCCTCATGGGCAGATGGGCTATTACTCAATGCGGACGGTTACGAGTGCATGTTTTACCAGAAAGATTAGTTGAAATTGTGGAGTCAGAAAAGGCTTCGCGAATTATTTTGAAATTTTTTTCGTCAAGGGGGTTTATTTTTGACGTTTTGGTTCGCCTGTAACTTAGGAGGGTAAGAGAAGCCCTTCCTAATAACAAATAGGAGGCGGATTAGTAATGAAAGAATTAATCCCTAAAAACGAGTATGGCATTTTTGCCGACTCTCATGACACTGCTCGTGTCGACAGTTTGTATGTTGCTCAGTATTTCGAGAAGAAACACAAGAACGTGCTACGTGCCATCGAAAACATCATCTCGGTTGACTCGGGTGTTAGCCGTCAATTTGCTCGGCTCAATTTTGAGCCCGGGTCATACCGAGATGCACAGAACCAAAAACGTCCATGCTATTTCATGACTCGTGATGGCTTCATGATTTTGGTAATGGGATTCACTGGCAAGAAAGCGATGAGGATTAAAGAGTTCTACATCGACTTGTTTAACCAGATGGAAGCGACCATCAAAGTTCGTGACGATTTGCGAGTAGAGTACCCGATACTGACGGACAACATCACATTGATTCACGAGAACCCTCGTCCACATCATTACAGTAACGAAGCAAATATGCTCAATAAGATTGTCACTGGTATGAGCGCAAAAGAGTACAAGCTGAAAAATGGAATCCCGTTAGATGTATCAAGTATTCGTCCGTATCTTACAAATCAAGAACGTGAGCAACTTGATATCCTGCAACGTATCGACACGGGCTTATTGCTTTCAGTTCCTGATTACCACGAACGCAAGCAAAAGCTCGAATGGTACTACATGAAGAAATTTAAGGAGGTCTAAATCTATGTTTTATGTGAAAGAAAAAATGAGTGATGTGGCTGAACTGACCATCGAAATCACAGATGAAAACGTCTACTGCACTTGTCCCAAATGTGGGGTAGAAGTTTCGGTGGACTTAGCAGAAGTTTTGAAAGATGGAGATTCTGATTTGTTTAGTACGGCAGTTTGCTGTGCCAACTGCAGTCGGAAAATTCAGGAAGGAGAACCCAATGCCTAAACGATCTGATTACCGACCAATGGTTTATATCTGCTCAGCTTTCTCAGGCGATGAGTTAACAAATATTGAAAAGACCAAGCGCTACTGTCGTTATGCTGTTGACCACGATTGTATGCCAGTCGCCCCACATCTCATGTACCCACAGTTTATGGATGAAACTACCGAGCGTGAATTGGCTATCCATATGGACTTAGTCCTGCTCGGCAAATGTGAGGAAATCTGGGTCATTGGCAACCACCTGTCGAAGGGGATGGCGATTGAGTTGGAACAAGCCCAATGGTGGGGCAAGCATATCCGTTATTTTGACGAGGAGATGAAGGAGGTTTTCCATGATTAATTTCACGCTTTACACAGCGAACTCTGTCGGCAATTCCAAGACCAGCGTGTTCCCAACTAAGGATGTGGTCACTGACAAGGTAAGTTTCCAACATGCTGTTCAATATGACCACGTCACTGCGGAATATAAGAACAACTACCGAAAAGGTGACAACTTCATCCAGTCTGATGTGATTCCGCTCGATTGCGACAATGACCATTCGGATAACCCATCTGATTGGGTAACTTCCCTTGATGTGGCGATGGAGTTTCCAGATGTTGCTTTTGCGGTTAGCTATTCACGCAATCACAACAAGGTCAAGGGTGATAAGGTAGCTCGTCCACGGTTCCACGTTTATTTCCCAATTAGTCCTGTCACTGATAAGGACGAATACGTCAACTTGAAACAACAAATCAACGAGGTGTTTCCTTACTTTGACGACAATGCGATGGATGCAGCAAGACTCCTTTTCGGAACAAGCAACACCGATGTCGAAATCAACGAAGGCTCGAAACGCATTACTGACACTCTTTCAGAGGACTTGTTTACGGATTGGGAGAACAGCTTGTCGGAGATTGGCGAGGGGTCTCGAAATTCGACCATGAGTCACATCGCTGGAAAGCTCATCAAGCGGTACGGGGCAAAGAAAGAGACTTATGACCTCTTTCTCGAGCAGGCGGAGAACTGTAATCCGCCACTCCCTGACGAGGAGCTTAAGACCATCTGGAATTCAGCTGTGAACTTTGGGAAGAAGGTCAAGCAGCAAGAAGACTACATTCCACCAGAGCAGTACAACAAGGACACAGAGCTTGAACCGACCGACTACTCAGATGTGGGGCAAGCCACTGTCCTAGCACGGGAGTATGCCTGCAAACTCCGCTATTCACCATCCACCGACTATATCGTTTACAACGGGTCTTACTGGGAGGAGTCTGCACCCAAGTCACAAGCAGTAGCTCAAGCTTTGACGGAACGCCAACTTGAAGAAGCAGAAACGGCTATTACCAAACAAACCCAAGAAATGGTGAAGAACGGGGCTTTTGCAATTCTCGCATCCGTTGGTCCTAAGAAAGCAGTGACGATGTTCAACAAAGTCCAAGCCCACTCGTATGAATTGTTTGAGGCAGCTCAGGCTTACAAGAAATACGCAGTGAAGAGACGGGATGACAAGTATTTGACGTCAGCCTTAAAGGTGGCACGTCCCATGCTTGAAATCGAGCAACGCATTCTCGATGTGAACGAGTTTCTTCTGAACACACCTTCCGCCACCTACGATTTACGTACCGGTGTAACCCAAGCCCACAAGGCAGAGGACTACATCACCAAGCAGACGGAATGTGACCCGTGCTCTGACAATGACCAAGTCTGGTTGGATGCCCTTAACACCATTTTCGTGGGCGATCAAGAGCTAATTGATTACGTCCAGATGATTGTGGGTTTGGCTGCTATTGGCAAGGTTTACGTTGAGGCACTCATCATTTCTTACGGTGAAGGTCGAAACGGGAAGTCCACTTTCTGGAACGTCATCAGTCGAGTGCTCGGGAATTACTCGGGTAGCATTTCCGCTGATATTTTGACCAGTCAAATCCGCAGAAACGTGAAACCTGAACTTGCGGAAGCGAAAGGCAAACGCCTCCTCATCGCAGCCGAGCTTGAGGAAGGGATGCGCCTTAACACATCCAATATCAAGCAGTTGTGCTCGACTGACGAAATTGCGGCTGAGAAGAAATACAAGGATCCGTTCAAGTATGTACCCACCCATACTTTGGTGCTTTATACCAATCACCTGCCCAAGGTTGGAGCGATTGATAAGGGGACGTGGAGACGGCTGATTGTCATTCCATTCCTTGCCACGATTGAAGGCAACAAAGACATCAAGAATTACGCAGACTATCTCTTTGAAAATGCAGGTGGTGCTATCTTGCAGTGGATTATCGAGGGTGCAAAGAAAGTCATTGCAGCTAACTATCATCTTCCACTGCCAGTGGTGGTTGATGAAGCCCTCAAGCAATACAAATCTGATAATGACTGGTTAGGTCATTTCTTGGATGAGTGTTGTGAGGTTGATAAGACCTACACCCAAAAGTCGGGCGAGCTTTATACCGAGTATCGTGCTTTCTGTATGCGTAACGGTGAGTATGCAAGGAGTGCAGGTGATTTCTACACAGCTTTGGAAGCCGAAGGAATCACGCGCCGGCGAAGTAAAAAAGGTGTCACCGTTTATGGTTTGAAACTAGCCTCGGAGTTCCTAGATTAAAGGGATTTTTCGGTAATGGTGTATTAAGGTGTATGCCTTTATATAACTTTTCTTAGAAGGTAAAAAAATAAGACCTATATAAAGTTATAGAAAAGGTATTCACACCTATGCACCAATAAAAGAATTGGAGATTAACACTATGAAATTTAAGCAATGGTTAGAAATCGGTATCGGGAAACGAGATGCCAGTTTTGATGCATTTTACGAGTTTGCCTCAAATGATATGACCTATCCTTGGAAAAAGTCATTCGAGAAGCAAGTCGCATATCTGATGATTCACTACACCAACGAAGGGCATCTTGAAGTATTGCGTGATGCATACTTTGAGTATTTGACGGTGTGGCTATGAGAGAAAGACAAGTTGAAATGGCACTGGTGAAAGCAGTGAAGGCAAGAGGTGGTATTTGTCCTAAGTTCGTATCACCCGGGCTGTCTGGTGTGCCTGACAGATTGGTTCTTATGCCAAATGGCAAGATGGGCTTTGTTGAGGCGAAAGCACCAACGAAGAAACCTCGAGCATTACAGCTTTATCGGATGAAGCAATTCAAGGATTTAGGATTCAAGTGCTTTATCCTTGATGATGTTGAGCAGATTCCAGCATTGATTGAGAGAATTGGAGGTGATGCCCGATGAAGTTCATACCACATGAATATCAGAAGTTTGCGATGGAGCACATCAAGAACAACAAGATTTCTGCTTTATTCCTTGATATGGGCTTGGGTCTGGAAAAACAGTAACGACCCTCACAGCCATTAAGGATTTGATGTATGACGATTTTTCCGTCAAGAAAACTTTAATCATCGCACCCCTCAGAGTAACGTCTTCAACATGGCCAAGTGAAATTGAGAAGTGGGATCACTTGAAAGATTTGACCTATTCCGTGGTTCTCGGCACACCCAAGCAACGTAAAGAGGCACTTTGGAAGAAGGCTGACCTGTATCTGATTAACCGAGAAAACCTGGATTGGTTAATCACGAAGTCTGGTTATGACTTTGATTTTGACTGTGTGATAATCGATGAGTTGAGCAGTTTCAAAAACTACAAGGCAAAACGATTTACAAGTTTGATGAAAGTCCGACATAAGATTGACCGAATCGTTGGTCTGACGGGAACGCCTTCAAGTAATGGTCTTATGGACTTGTTTGCGGAGTTCAAGGTTTTAGATATGGGTGAGCGGTTGGAATATTACATCTCAAGGTATCGGGACAAGTATTTCTTGCCTGATAAGCGGAACGGCATGCAAATCTATTCTTGGAAACCACGAGAAAATGCCGAACAAGAAATCTACGATAAGATTTCCGATATTACGATATCGATGAAGTCGGTGGACTTCTTGGATATGCCTGAACTCGTGATAAACGAAGTGCCTGTATACCTTGGACCGGCAGAGAGGTTGAAGTACGACAAATTTAAGGCGGACTTGGTGCTACAACTCAAAGATGCAGACATCGATGCGGCTAATGCAGCAGTTCTTTCCAACAAGCTACTGCAAATGGCGAATGGTGCAATTTATGACGAGTTCAACGTCAGCCATCACATTCACGACCAGAAATTGGATGCTTTGGAAGATTTGATTGAAGGAGCGAACGGCAAGCCGATATTAATCGCTTATTGGTTTCAACACGACCTTGAGCGAATCAAAGAACGGTTCAAGGTTCATCAAATTAAGACAGCTTCCGACATTGAAGAATGGAACAAAGGAAACATTCCTGTTGCTATGATTCATCCAGCAAGTGCGGGACACGGACTGAACCTACAAGCAGGTGGTTCGACCCTTGTGTGGTTTGGGTTAACGTGGAGCCTTGAGCTTTACCAACAGACCAATGCAAGGCTGTGGCGACAAGGACAGAACGACACTGTGGTCATCCATCACATCATCGTCAAGGATACGATTGATGAAGATGTGATGTTGGCTTTGAAACTAAAAGATAAGACTCAAGCGAGTTTGATAGATGCCGTGAAGGCAAGATTGGAGGAAACAAAATGATTAGTGTACTTGAAAAACGATATGCATTGCGTAAAGGACTGAAGGAAGATTTGGATTTATACTTGAAAAAGTCGAAGGAAAATCCTGAGTATCAGCTTAACGAGGATTTGGAGCGAATAACTTCAGGCAAGATTCAATTTTATGCCGACTTAACCAAGTGGTTTTATAAGGTAACGATGGAAATTCAAGATCCTTTGAAACTTCGTGTTTTCCATCTTCGTTACAACATGGGCTTTGAGATGTCAGAAATTGCCGATGGTCTTGGCATGACCACTGACGAAATTGAAATGCTCATCGGTAAAACAGAACAGGATCTTCTACAGTACGAGTGGTTCAGATAGGAGGCGGCAAATGACACCAAAAGAATATCTAAAACAGACTGATGCAATGAAAAAGCACATCAACTCTCTTGAGGTGGAATTGGAGGAGATGAAAGCTTTGTCAGTTTCCGTCTCCGCTGTACGTTATGATGAAGAACGAATCAATAGCGGTACAAAGAATACGGAAGCACCATTCATCCGAAGTCTTGAACGGATTGCTGAGACGGAAAACAAGATTGAGAAAGCTAAGCAAGCCTTGTTGAATCTGCAATGGGATATCAGTGAAGCAATTGCTACTCTTGATGACGTTGATGAACGTGCAGTACTTCGTGCTAGGTACGTGAATGGGAAGAGTTGGGGTGTGATTGCTAAGCAGATGTGTTATTCTCAAAGCACTGTTCATCGCATCCACGCCAACGCTTTGAATCATTTTTCAGTACCAAATTGAAAGTTGACACACCGTGAGAGTTCATGAGAGTCAATGACACATTGTGTAATTAATTCAAGGTGGTAAAATAGTATTATCAAAAAACTATAACCAACCAAGCCTTCGTGGAGAAATCTGCGAGGGCTTTTACTTTGCACAGAAAGGAGAGCACACCATGCCAATGAAACCGGCTAAACCCTGTAAGTATCCTGGTTGTCCGCACCTAACGCATGCCGACTACTGCGAAGAGCATAGATTACTTGCGAGGAAACGTTACGAGAAATACGAGCGTGATCCGGAGACCAACAAACGTTACGGCAGAGCTTGGAAAAAGATACGGGCAAGATACGTGGCAGCTCATCCTTTGTGCGAGATGTGTCAGGCAGAAGGAAGGCTTACGCCAACCGAGATTGTCCATCACATCAAAGAACTAAGTGAAGGCGGAACGCATGACTTTTCTAATCTGATGAGTGTGTGTAAATCCTGCCACTCACGCATCCATATGACACGAATGAATACGAAAGATAAAACTAGCTTGTAAGAGTTAGCAATGGGGAGGGGCGGTCAACATCTCTACGACCTATCGAATTGAACAGCGCGCTAGGCTCTCACGCGCAAAAAGTTCAATTCAAAGCCCCTATTAACCCCCTAGAGGAAAAGGAGGCGAGAATCATCGCAAGAGACGGTACAAATAGAGGCGGTAGACGTGCGAAGGCTGGTTCTAAACCAACGCCTCTAGCAGATAAATTAGCAGCCGGGAAGTCCGGCAAACGAATCGAAATACATGAATTTGAACCTGAGACATTATTGGTCGGAGGTGATATTGGCGAAGGGGCTGAGCTTGAAGGAGCAGATATGCCAGACCCAAGCGAGTACCTTTCTGCTAAACAAAAGGACGGCACAACCTTGGGCGCTGATGAATTATTCCGTGAAACGTGGTTGTGGCTGAAGGAACGTGGCTGCGAGAAGTTAGTAAGTCCTCGTGTGCTTGAAAGTTACGCTCAAGCTTTTGCGCGTTACATTCAGTGCGAACAGGCTGTCAGCCAATATGGTCTGCTCGGGAAACACCCAACAACGGGTGGCGTGGTGACGAGTCCATTCGTCACAATGAGCCAAAGTTTTCAGAAGCAAGCCAATCTTTTATGGTATGAGATTTTCGATATTGTAAAGCAAAATTGCACGACAGATTTTGAAGGTAGTCCCAATGATGACATGATGGAACGTTTGCTTCGTTCCAAGAAAGGAAATTAAACCGATGATAGAAAAAGTAAATCCAAGCCATCCTGACAAGCTTGCCGACCGTATTGCTGGGGCAATCGTGGACTTGGCTTACCAAGAAGAAACAAATCCAAAGATAGCAGTTGAGGTTTTAATCGGCCATGGTGTGTGCCATGTGATTATTGAAACTTCAACTGCTCTTTCTTTTGAGGAAGTGCGAAATGCAATCAAACGAATCGCGGGTGATGTCAAACAAGACATTGTGGTCGTCCCTCAAGACGAAGAACTTGCAGAAAACCAAGCGGATGAAATTCGTTGTGGTGATAACGGCATATTCAAGGGAGCACCATTGACTGATGAACAACTCAAGCTCTCAAAAATCGTACGTGACCTTTATGACAAGTATCCAACAGATGGCAAGTACATCCTTGACGGTGACCGTTTAATCATCTGTCAAAGTCACGCCAAGACAGCTGACCTCTTGGAATTGTATCCAATAGCTCAAGTGAATCCACTGGGTGATTGGACTGGCGGTCCTGATGTGGATACTGGAGCAACCAACCGTAAGCTTGGTTCAGATATGGCTGACTCAGTCACAGGCGGTGGATTACACGGGAAAGACTTATCCAAGGCGGATGTCTCAATCAACATCCACGCTTTTCTTAAAGCCCAACAAACGGGACAACCAGTCGAGTTAGTTTGTGCCATTGGTGATGACCAAGTTGATGGCTTGCCCTACTTGGAAATCGTAGAGGAAGCACGAGACTTCGTGAATCAACTTGGAGGATTCGAGAAATTGGCGGAATGGGGGTTGTTCTAGATGATTAAAACAATCGACCATTTTGAAAAAGTAGACATTGAAAAGCTCGTCCCCTATGCCCGTAACTCAAGAACTCACTCCAAGGAACAGGTTCTCCAACTTCGTGCATCCCTTCGTGAGTTTGGCTTTCTTAATCCTTGTTTGATTGACGAAGAGTTCAATGTCATTGCAGGGCATGGACGAATTATGGCGGCGAAGGAAGAAGGTATTAAAGAAGTGCCTTGTATCTTTATCGAGCATCTAACTGAGGCACAAAAGCGAGCCTACATCATTGCCGACAACAAACTCGCCATGAACGCTGGCTGGGACGATGAAATGCTCTCGATTGAGTTGTCTGACCTTCAAGGTGCGGACTTCGATTTGGACTTGCTCGGTTTTGATGCTGCTGAGATTGACCAGTTACTGAATGGCGATGCGGAAGCACAAGAAGATAAGTTTGATGTGGATGCCGAACTTGAGAAACCAACCTTCTCGAAAACCGGGGACTTGTGGCTGCTTGGCAATCACCGTCTGGTTTGTGGAGACAGTACCAAGCAAGAAACCTATGATGTTCTGATGGATGGAAAACTTGCCAATCTCACCGTGACGGATCCTCCTTACAACGTGAACTACGAAGGTAGTGCGGGCAAAATCAAAAATGACAATATGGCAAACGAGGCGTTTTACACATTCCTGTATGACACTTTTTCTTGTATGGAAAAAGCAATGGCTGATGATGCCAGCATTTATGTTTTCCATGCAGACACGGAAGGTTTGAATTTCCGTAGAGCTTTTGTTGAAGCGGGATTTTACCTCTCGGGAACTTGTATCTGGAAGAAACAAAGCCTCGTCCTTGGTCGCTCTCCCTATCAGTGGCAACATGAGCCGGTTCTTTACGGTTGGAAGAAGAAAGGCAAGCACCAATGGTACACAGGTCGTAAGGAGTCGACCATTTGGGAATTTGATAAACCTAAGAAAAATGGTGACCACCCAACCATGAAACCTATTCCGTTGCTTGCCTATCCAATCACCAATTCGAGCATGAGTAACTGCATTGTGCTTGATCCTTTTGGTGGCAGCGGCTCAACGTTGATTGCTTGTGAGCAGACAAACCGCATTTGCCACACGATTGAACTGGATGAGAAGTTCGTTGACGTGATTGTAAATCGTTATATCGAACAGGTTGGTTCAGCTGACTCTGTACGAGTGATCCGCGATGCTCAAACGCTCACCTATGAAGATGTGTTTTCGAGGGACGATTGTATCAACTAAAACCATTAAGAACTGGCTAATCACTTGATATAAAAGGCTTTTTGAGTGATATATGTAATGAACAAAAAAGCAAAAGGAGGACATCAAGATGATGCCAAATCGTGAAACAATCGAACGCTTGAAAGAAACATACCCTGAAGGCACACGGGTGGAACTGGTAGCCATGAGCGACACGTACGCCCCACCAAAGGGCACACAAGGAACAGTAACGGGGGTGGATGACATTGGTTCGCTTCTCGTGAAATGGGACAATGGTTCAAGCCTCAACGTGTTGTACGGGGAGGACATGGTGCGAATCGTCAAGCCCAAGAAAACTTTCAAACTGGTTTTCCAAAACGGAACCGTTAAGGAATATGCGACTTATGAAGAGGCATGGGATCTTGTCACCGACATGGTGTTGAATGACGACTTGGTCTGGGTGGACTTTTACCCAACCGAACATAACTGGGATATGATTCGCATAAGGAAGGGGTTCTAACCATGGGAGTGAGCAAACGTAAAATCTACAACATTGCCAAGAAACACATCTACGGTTTGCCTGAACGGGGTGACTTGAAGGCACATAACAGTGACCGTGAAGATTTCCTCGACATTGCCGTGTGGAGCCTTGAGGATGCGTTAATCGCAGCCTACGAGCAAGGTAGAAAGGATGGGCAAAATGAATCCAAGAATTAAGAAACAAATCATCGCGATTCAAGAGTCAGGGCTTACCAATATGCTCGATACCAATTACGTTCAGCGACTTGCCCACGAACGAAACTTCTTTGAACTCGTGATTTTCATTGAGGACCACAAGAATGACTATGTGCATTTCATCATGACAGGAGATGAAACAGATGTGGACTAATGGCGTGATTAAGATTGATAAGACCAGCGTGACCTTCAGCGTGAAGCATTTTGAAGAACCTAGCGAGTTTGGGATTGACGAAGGTCGCATTTCCAAACTTGAGTTGAGAGTGAAGGGAAAGATTGTCGCCAACTACGACCGTGGATGGGATATTAAACCAAGTGATGATGCGGTTGAGAAAGCATTGCAATGTGTGCTTGGGGCATACAACTAAAATTTTCGAAGAACAGCTTGAGGGCTGTTTTTCTTATGGAAAGGAGTGGTGCGGTTGCCTTTGAAGAAATATAAACCGACCAAGTTTAAGGCGAAGACATCCAAGTACGATAAGGAATTAGCTGATTATGCCGTGAACTTTATCGAGTGCCTGAGTCATACCAAAGGAACATGGGCAGGAAAACCGTTTGAACTCCTTGATTGGCAAGAACAAATCATCCGTGATTTATTTGGCACGGTGAAGCCAAATGGTTATCGGCAGTTCAATACGGCTTACATTGAAATCCCCAAGAAGATGGGGAAATCAGAACTTGCGGCTGCGGTCGCTTTGTTGCTTACTTGTGGTGATGGTGAAGAACGTGCCGAGGTTTATGGTTGTGCAGCTGATAGACAACAAGCCTCAATTGTATTTGAGGTAGCTGCCGATATGGTGCGGATGTGTCCAGCGCTCAATAAGCGAGTGAAGATTCTTGCCTCGCAAAAGCGTATAGTCTTTAAGCCAACGAACAGCTTTTATCAAGTATTGTCAGCGGAGGCTTATTCAAAGCACGGCTTTAATATTCATGGGGTCGTCTTTGATGAGCTACATACCCAGTCCAACCGTAAGCTCTTTGATGTAATGACGAAGGGTTCAGGTGATGCACGTACCCAACCTTTGTATTTCTTGATTACGACTGCTGGGACGGATACCAATTCCATCTGTTACGAAACGCATCAGAAGGCTCTTGATATTATAGACGGACGTAAGCACGACTCGACTTTCTATCCTGTGATTTATGGGGCAGATGAGAGTGATGATTGGACAGATCCGAAAGTTTGGAAGAAGGCGAACCCTTCTCTTGGTATTACAGTTGGCATTGATAAGGTCAAGGCTGCTTGTGAATCTGCCAAGCAAAATCCTGCTGAGGAAAACTCATTCCGGCAACTGCGCCTGAACCAATGGGTGAAACAAGCCATTCGGTGGATGCCAATGGATAAATGGGATTCTTGCGGCTTCAAGGTCAATGAGAAATCGCTAGAAGGACGTGTCTGTTATGGGGGTCTTGACCTTTCAAGCACCACCGACATCACATCCTTTGTTTTGGTTTTTCCGCCTGAAGATGAGGATGACAAATTTGTCGTCTTGCCTTACTTCTGGATACCTGAAGACACACTTGACCTTCGGGTGAAACGTGACCACGTTCCCTATGACTTATGGGAAAAGCAGGGGTGGCTTAAAACTACTGAGGGGAATGTCGTTCACTACGGGTTCATTGAAACCTTCATCGAGGAGCTAGGGCAAAAATATAACATCCGAGAAATCGCCTTTGACCGTTGGGGTGCTGTTCAGATGGTTCAGAACCTCGAGGGAATGGGCTTTACGGTTGTACCGTTCGGACAAGGGTTTAAGGATATGAGCCCGCCAACGAAAGAGCTGATGAAACTGACACTTGAGCAGAAAATCGCTCACGGAGCTCATCCCGTTCTTCGGTGGAATATGGATAACATCTTCATTCGAACTGACCCTGCAGGAAACATCAAAGCCGATAAAGAAAAATCAACGGAGAAGATTGATGGTGCGATTGCGACCATCATGGCACTCGACCGTGCTATCCGTTGTGGGAACAACAATTCTGCAAGTGTCTATGACGATAGGGGTTTGTTAATTCTGTGATATGAGGTGAATGATTAATTCTCGTATAGTAAAATGATTTTAGAACCTTAAATCGGAGGGCTTTTCTTTATGATTTCAATTTCAACAGATCTATACAAGTACACTCAATTTCGAGGGAGAACAGAAGATAATTTTCCCGGATTATATGGGAAAGCATCTTCTGTTCAAGTAGACGGTAATAAGAGGATAGAAGAAGCTGAAAGGCAAGCAGATAGGGAACCGACTGCTAAGGAGAAAGTCATTGAGTTGACTACCACTTTTTTTGAGGAAGTGGTAGGGATACCAAATATCACAGTTGTAGATCATAAGATTGATAAAGGTGACATTAGAAAAAATAAGAATGTTGGAGTACCATACGGACCACTGAAAGATAAGTACAAGTTAAATAATATTAATCACATTATTTGGTTGAAGTTCACTACTGATGGTTACTTAGGATGTGTTGCTGCCAGCAATGATATAAATTTTGGCAATACAAATCCATCTGGGATGATAATTGCCCACCTTAAAAAGAAATGGAATGAAGAATTTGTATTGATTGTTCCGCTTCCTCAGATTACGGATGGACTTAGAAAAGACTTGGAGTGTGGTTTAGGGAATTATCTTAGCGAAAAAGGAGTTCCAATTTTAGATTTTTATTCGCACAGATTTCAATAATTCAAAATTGGCATCTCACTTGAGGTGCTTTTTTAATACCCAAAATTCAGAAAGGAAGTAACCAATGGGAATATTTAACCGACTCTTTAAGTCGAGAGACAAACCAATGAACCAAACCATTAGCTCGCCATACCGATTTATGTTTGGTGGGACAACGGCTGGAAAAGTCGTAACTGAACAAAGCTCTATGCAGATGACGGCAGTCTATTCTTGTGTACGCATCTTAGCGGAAGCGGTCGCAGGCTTGCCCCTACACTTTTACAAGTATCGTGATGGCGGTGGGAAAGAAAAGGCTGTCGACCATCCGCTTTACTTCTTGCTCCATGATGAGCCAAATAGCGAGATGACTTCATTCGTGTTTCGAGAAACGCTCATGACCCATTTATTGCTTTGGGGTAATGCCTATGCTCAAATCATCCGAAATGGGAAAGGTGAGGTGGTTGGCTTGTATCCGCTAATGCCTGACAAAATGACGGTCAATCGCGACCAAAACAAAGAGATTTACTACCTCTACACGGTAGATTCCGGACCACAAGTTAGGCTTTCTAAGGCAGAAGTTCTTCATATTCCTGGGCTTGGATTTGATGGTTTGGTAGGATATTCGCCTATTGCCATGGCTAAGAATGCGATTGGAATGGCGATAGCTTGTGAGGAGTATGGAGCTAAGTTCTTTGCGAATGGTGCTAATCCCGGTGGTGTCCTTGAACATCCAGGAACATTGAAAGATCCAGTCCGCATCCGTGAAAGTTGGAACGCAACCTTTGGAGGGTCATCCAATGCCAGTAAAGTAGCCGTTCTCGAAGAAGGGATGAAGTACAGCCCCATATCGATTTCACCAGAACAAGCGCAGTTCCTAGAAACTAGGAAATTTCAAATTAACGAGATAGCTCGAATTTTCAGAGTGCCACCACACATGGTTGGTGACCTTGAGAAGTCGAGCTTTTCAAATATCGAGCAACAGTCACTAGAATTTGTGAAGTACACCCTCGACCCTTGGGTGATGCGGTGGGAACAGGCTATGACCAAAGCCCTCCTCTCATTGGACGAGAAAAAGGACTACTTCATCAAGTTCAATGTGGACGGACTTCTTCGTGGTGATTATCAGTCACGCATGAACGGTTATGCGACAGGACGTCAAAACGGGTGGATGTCAGCTAACGATATTCGAGAACTTGAAAACCTCGACCGTATTCCTGAAGAGGAAGGTGGGGACTTGTATCTCGTGAACGGCAATATGCTACCGCTCAAAGATGCTGGAGCATTTGCCACAAAAACTAACGAACAGGAGGAAGAAAGCCAAGATGAAGAAGTTTTGGAAGTGGGTGAATCAGACACCGAAAAATCTGACGACACCCGAAACGCAGGAGAACCAAGAGCCAAGCCAAATCTCCGACCGAACCCTTTACCTCAACGGACAAATCGCTGAGGTTAGTTGGTTTGATGATGACATCACACCACAACTATTCAAAGATGAACTGATGAGTGGCGAAGGAAATATCACAGTCTGGATTAATAGTCCAGGTGGCGATTGTGTGGCGGCAGCTCAGATTTACAACATGCTGAAAGAATACTCGGGTGACGTGACGATTAAGATTGACGGACTTGCGGCTTCGGCAGCATCAGTAATTGCAATGGCAGGCGACAAAGTGGTAATGAGCCCCGTTGCCATGATGATGATTCACAATCCGTCCACGGTTGCGTTTGGTGACCGAGTGGATATGCAGAAGGCAATGGCTATGCTTGATGAAGTGAAAGAAAGTATCATCAATGCTTATGAAATTAAGACCGGCATGAGTCGAACGAAACTTGCGCACATGATGGATGCTGAAACGTGGATGGATGCGAGGTCAGCGGTTGATTTAGGTTTTGCCGATGATGTTGACGGTAAGGTTGACGAAGACCTACCTAAGATGACTTTCTCGGAAACCACGGTGATGAATTCACTCATGGATAAAATCGCCAAGCGCTGTCGCATTAAGCCAGCTGAACCAAAAGAAGAAACAAAACCAACAAATACTGTCAAAGCCGATTCTCTTGAGGAACGGCTATTTTTAATGAAAACATGGAGGGATTAACCTATGAACCAAATTCAAGAATTGATGGAAAAACGTAAACTCGCTTGGGAAGGTGCGAAAGCCTTCGTTGAAGCGAAGAAAGACAAAGACGGTTTGATGTCTGATGAGGATGCCAAGACTTACTCTGACATGGAGAAAAAAGTCGCTAACTTTACCAAAGAAATCGAGCGTATGCAGTCTATGGAAAACATGGAACGTGAAATGGCAAAACCTATGTCTGAGCCTTTGACCTCGCAACCCATGCAAGCTGAAAATAATAACGACAAACCCAAGAAGACAGGTCGTGCCTCAAACGAGTACAAAGAAGGCGTCCTTCAAGCCCTTCGGTCAAACTTCCGCCAAGTCTCAAACGTCCTTCAAGAAGGAGTTGATGCTGCCGGTGGTTATCTTGTTCCAGAGGAATACGACAAACGCTTGATTGATGGATTAACTTCTGAAAACATCATGCGCTCCCTTGGAACAACCATTACGACCAGTGGTGAGCACAAAATCAATATTGCAGGTAACAAACCCGCAGCTTCATGGATTGAAGAAGGTGGGGAGTTGAGCTTTGGGGACGCAACCTTCGACCAAATCTTACTTGATGCTCACAAACTTCATGTGGCGATTAAGATTACTGATGAGTTGCTTTACGACAATGCCTTCAACCTCGAAAGCTACATCATTGACCAATTTACTAAAGCCCTATCCAATGCCGAAGAAGATGCCTTCTTGAATGGTGACGGTGTGGGCAAACCACTTGGAATCTTTGCTGAAACTGGTGGCGGTCAAGTTGCGGTGACAACCAACACGCAAAGCTCTATTACGGGTGATGAATTAATCAACCTCGTTTACGCTTTGAAACGTCCATACCGCAAAAATGCGAAGTTCATCATGAACGACCAGACGATTGCTTTACTCCGCAAACTCAAAGACAACAATGGTGCCTACTTGTGGCAACCAGCAGTCCAAGCAGGTGAACCTGATCGCCTTTATGGTTATCCGGTTTACACGTCTGAGTATGTGCCAACGGTGGCTGCCGGCAAACCTGTCATTGCCTTTGGTGATTTCAGCTACTACAATATTGGCGACCGTGGCGTGCGTTCATTCGACCAACTTCGTGAACTTTTCGCAGGTAACGGCATGGTCGGTTTCCTTGCCAAAGAACGTGTGGACGGGAAACTTGTCTTACCTGAAGCGGTTCAAATCTTGAAGATGAAAGCATCCGCTGCTGCATCTTAAGGAGCAAGCCTATGAGCGATTTACTTGAGAAGGTAAAAGCGAATCTCATACTCGAGCATAGTGAAGATGATGAGCTGTTGGAACGATTGATTCTGACGGCTCTTTCCTATGCCGAAAGCTACCAACACCTTACAGAAGGCTATTATTCGGAAAATGAAATCCCCGCCACGACTGAACAAGCAATTATCATGCTTGCCAGTCATTTTTATGAAAGTCGTGACGGCTCAACAGCAGGTTTCTTTTCTGATAATGTCAATGCCAGTAGTCAAGTCTGGAATACAGTCAATCTGTTACTCCGACTAGATAGGCGGTGGCAAGTATGAGTTTTGGAAAAATGAATCAACGGATACAGATTGTAAAGACGACCAATCGAAAAGATAGTGCGGGCTTTGTGAGCAAACAAGATGAGGTTCTGGCAAGTGTTCGAGCCTACAAGGAAGAAAAGAACGCCACCGAGAAGTGGTTAAACCTATCCACATTTAGTTCAGCAACCTGTCTATTTCGTCTGAGGGTGATTCCAAATCTCACGGTCACAACTGAAATGGTGATTCTCTCTGACAACGATAGGTATCAAATCATCTCCGTTGAAAACGTTCGAAACCGAAGGATGTATCTCGAAGTTCTGACCACGAAAGTTGAGGTGAGTGCGGATGGCTAAAGCGATGATGAAGATGCCCGAGGACTTCTTGACGAAGGTTTCAAAACTGGAAAGCAAGACAGATGAAATTTTGCCACGAGTGTTAGAGAGTGGGGCTGAGGTGGTGGAAGCGAAAGTGCGAACCAACCTCTCAGCCGTTGTTGGTGCAAATACCAAGGTTGAAAGTCGGTCAACTGGTGAGATTGAACAAGCACTCGGCACAACACAAGCTCGTCAGGATAAAGACGGGAATTGGAATATCAAGGTAGGATTTGATGAACCACGGTCTGATGGTGATTCTAATGCCAAGATTGCCAATATCCTCGAATACGGTCGTCATGGTCAAACACCAAAACCATTCTTGAAACCTGCTAAGTCGCAATCAAGGAAAGCTTGTATTGAGACGATGAAGGAAAAATTGGAAAGTGAGGTGGAGGGAATTTGACCATACTGGAGGAATTAACGGGTCTTTTGACACAACTTGATATTCCAAGTGAAACGGGAGCATTTAGTGATTCAGATCCCGATACTTATGTGGTACTCACACCACTCACTGACCGATTTGAGATATTTGGAGACAATTATCCTCTGATTGATGTGAACGAGGTTCGGATTTCATTGTTCTCAAAAGTCAACTATCTGGAATTACAAAAACAAATCACTCAAGTACTGCTGCAAGCTGATTTCACGATTACGGATCGATTGTTTGTAGGCTTTGAGAAAGAAACGAAATATTTTCATGTGGCGATAGATGTCGCCAAACATTACGAAATGGAGGGATAAGATGGCTACGATAGGTTTAGATAAACTCTACTTCGCACCAATTACCGAAGCCCCAACAACTGGGGAAGAAACATACGGCACGCCAACCATGCTTGCCAAGGCAATCTCTGCTGAACTTTCAGTTGAGTTAGCAGAGGCGACTTTGTTTGCGGACGATGGTGCATCAGAAGTGGTAAAAGAATTTAAGAATGGGAAACTCACGCTTGGCGTGGATGATATTGGCCGAAGTGTGGCTGCGGTGCTTGTGGGAGCAACTGTTGACCAAAACGGTGTCTTGATTTCAACGACTGAGGACGGAGGCACACCAGTTGCGATTGGTTTCCGTGCTCGTAAATCAAATGGGAAATACAAATACCTATGGCTTTACCGAGTGAAGTTTGCTGTACCAAGCACAAGTTTGGCAACTAAGGGTGACGACATTACTTTCTCAACCCCAACGATTGAAGGTACGGTGATGCGTAGAAACAAACTTGATGGGCAAGGCAAGCATCCGTGGAAAGCAGAAGTGGACGAAAATGATACGGGTGTTGATGCTGCAACCATCAGTGGGTGGTACGCAAGTGTCTATGAACCAGAATTTACGGAGGCTTAGAATATCATGACAGAAGAACGAAGTGCCAAGATAACGCTTGGCGGAGATGAGTATGAACTCATTTTGACCACCAAAGCAACGAAGGAAATCGCCAGTCACTATGGTGGATTAGAAAACTTGGGCGAAAAACTCCTCAAGTCCGAAAACTTTGAACTTGCCCTGGATGAAATCATCTGGCTGATTACACTTTTAGCTAATCAGTCCATCAAGATTCATAACTTGAAGAACAAGGACGACAAGAAAGAAGAACTCACGACTGAGTATGTTGAGCTATTAACTTCTCCGCTTGAGTTGGCGGAATACAAGTCAGCGATTACGGAGGCAATGTTCAAAGGCACAGCTCGCAACATTGAAAGTGAGATTGAAACAAAAAACAAAGCAGGCGAGTAAGTGATATTGAAACATTTACTCGCCTTTATTACTACGGAACAGTTCAAATGGGTATGACACCAGATGATTTCTGGTTCTGCCCACTTGGATTGTTTTTAGATTTGTGGGAATGCCATAAGCAATTCACTGGCATCAGCAAGCCTAAAATTGAGATGTTCATTGATGATATTATTCCCGCGGGAATTTAGATTGAAACAAAGTGATATCTGGGAGGAAAAGAGGTATCATTTACTCAAAGAGAGGAAGGATTAGTATGAACATTCGACTTGCAACGCTTGAAGATGCTGAAGAGATACAAAAGGTTAATACTGAAGAATTGCATTATGATTATCCGCTTGGAAAAACCAAGGAAATGTTGGAGTTAATCTTGTCACTAGACTGGCAAGTGATTTATGTTGCTGAGATAGACGGGGAGTTTGCTGGCTATGTGCAGGCAAACAAATATTTGGGAACTTTTGGTGATTTGCTTGTGAATATCATGGGACTTGCCGTTTCAATAAAATTTCAAGGTCATGGTGTTGGAAAAGCACTCATGATAGCTGCAGAAGCATGGGCAAAAGAAATTGGTGCAGAAGGTGTACGCCTCAATTCGGGAGAAGAACGACCCGAGGCACATGCATTTTACGAAAAGATTGGCTATGAAAAAGTTAAATTTCAAGCAAAATTCCAAAAAGTGTTTTAACGATAATTCAATCATAAAGAATTAGGCATTTAGCAACCGGGCTAAGTGCTTTTTTCGCGCCTAAAAATCTGAGAGGAGGTGAGATTTCATGGCAGATAACTTTGGATTAAAGATTGGTGTTGAAGGTGAAAAAGAGTTCAAAAATTCCCTTCGTGAAATCAACCAATCCTTCAAGGTGCTAGGTTCAGAGATGAAACTAGTATCGTCTGAGTTTGATAAGAACGACAAAAGCATTCAGGCGGTTTCTGCCAGGAATGCCGTCCTCAATAAGTCGATTGATGCTCAGAAAGAGAAAATTACCACACTTGAAAGTGCGCTTCAAAACGCATCAGACAGCTTTGGAGAAAATGACAAGCGAACACAAAACTGGGCAATTCAGCTCAACAATGCCAAGGCTCAGCTGAACGGCATGGAGCGAGAACTTGCCACCAACGAGAAGGCACTTGACTCAATGGGGCAAGAAGAAGTCGATGTCACCAAAGAAACGGATAACCTTGGCAATGAACTCGAGGATACGGGTGATGAGGCAGAAAAGTCTGGTGGCAAATTCGAGAAGTTCGGTGGTGTCCTTAAAGGCATTGGCACAGCAATGGGAGCAGTGGCTCTTGCTGCGGGTGCTGCCGCAATTGAATTAGGCAAACAAGTGGTATCAGCTTATGCTGACTATGAACAATTGGTCGGTGGGGTTGATACCCTTTTTGGTGATGCGTCAAAGACGGTTCAGAAGTCAGCGGATAATGCCTTCAAAACGGCAGGGATGTCCGCTAATGAATACATGGAAACAGTCACAGGTTTCTCTGCAAGCTTGATCCAGTCGCTAAATGGTGATACGGCAAAGGCAGCGGGTGTAGCGGACCAAGCCATCACCGACATGAGTGATAATGCCAACAAGATGGGCTCCAATATGTCCGACATTCAGAATGCTTATCAGGGGTTTGCCAAGCAGAATTATACGATGCTAGATAACCTGAAATTAGGGTATGGCGGGACGAAAGGCGAGATGGAACGTTTACTTGCTGATGCTGAGAAAATCACGGGCAAGAAATATGACCTGTCTAACTTCGCTGATGTGACAGAAGCCATTCACGCCATTCAAACCGAAATGGGCATCACAGGAACGACCGCCAAGGAAGCAACTGAAACCATCAGTGGTTCAATTGACGGAATGCAGTCAGCGATTTCAAACTTGATGGCTGGACTCGGAAATGCTAATGCAGATATTGGCTCGCTGATTGGAAATGTGGTTGAGTCTTTTCAAAATGTCCTCAAGAACATCATTCCCGTGATTGAAAATATCGTGTCCGCCTTACCCGCTGTAATTGATGCGGTCATTGGGGCAATTGGACTCTTGTTGCCAACCTTACTTGAGGCAGTGACTTCCTTGTTCTCACAGGTCTTGCAGACGATTTTGGGCTTATTACCGACACTTATTCCTGTGATGGTTCAAGCAGTCCTCACGATCGTTCAGACCTTGATTGAGAATCTACCTCTCCTCATCAATGCTGCCTTTCAACTTGTGACAACCCTGATTCATGGTATCGGTGAGGCGTTGCCTGAACTGATTCCGATTACTATTCAGGCAATTATCACGATTGTGAATGGGCTGATTCAGAACTTACCATTGCTTTTGGGTGCTGCCCTACAACTCATCATGGGACTGGCTCAAGGATTGATTACTGCACTACCTATATTGATTGGTGCGTTACCTCAGATTATTACAGGTATCGTGAACTTCATTATCAGTTCCATTCCAGTCATTATTCAGACAGGGATTCAGCTGTTGACCTCGTTGGTATCGGCATTGCCTGACATTATTACAGCGATTGTGTCAGCTATCCCAGCGATTATCCAAAACATCATCAATGCGGTGATTGGCGCTATTCCTCAGTTGATTGATGCAGGTATTCAACTCTTGGTTGCTTTGATTGGTGCTTTGCCACAAATCATCACGACTATTGCGAATGCCCTACCTCAGATAATCAATGCCATCACGGGGACATTGGTTGGAAACATCGACAAGATTATCCTTGCAGGTGTGAAGTTGCTGGTGGCTTTAGTTCAGAACCTGCCAGCCATTATTTCTGCGGTCGTCAAAGCCGTCCCTCAAATTATCACGGGACTTGTGAATGCCTTTGGAGAATATATCTCGACAATGGGTAACATTGGTCTCAACCTCATCAAAGGTTTGTGGAATGGTATCGCTGATGCCGCAGGGTGGTTGAGAAACAAAATCTCAGGCTTCTTCGGTGGTGTGGTGGACAGTATCAAGGACTTCTTTGGCATTCACTCACCATCAACCTTGTTCCGAGATGAAATTGGGAAGAATATGGCTTTGGGGATTGGCGTTGGTTTCGATAAGGAAATGACGGGTGTGGCGAAAACCATGCAAGATGCCATTCCAACCAAGTTAGATATGCCGAACTTCGATATTGATACAGGTATTCATACCGCTATCGACAGCACTTTTTCAATGCTTGATTTAGGAGCCAAAGTGGATGCACTTACAAATATCACGACTGAAATGTTCCCGGCACTGCTTAAAGCGATGGACATCAAGATTACGCTTGATGATGGGACATTGGTTGGACGGCTTGCACCTGAAATAGATAAGAGCTTAGCTGTTTTGAGACGTAGGAATTATGCTTACTGATTAAGGAGTAAAAGCGCAGTTTTGATTTTTGATGTATAATTTACATACACGAAATTGTAAACCGAGGAGAATTATTATGGGTAATATTATTGATGATGTGATGGGGCATATTACTCCAATTGACAAAAAAGAAGTTGATGAATTTAAGTTGCTCGTATCAGAGGAGGCATTTCTGACAGAAAATCGTGACAAAATTACTTTTTCAGAAGGATTCCCACCCGAATTAGCAGGAGCAATTAGCGGATTGGGCGCTGGAGCAGTTGGCATCGGAGTGGTATTTGCTGCTTTTGCCGGAATGAGTGGTGCTGAGATTATGGCTGCACTTGCAGGATTTGGTGTTGCTGGAGCCGTTGGGGGTATCGTTAGTGTAGCTGCGGTGGTAGCAGCACCCGTTGCACTGATAGGAGGCGGAGTGTATCATATCGCTAACCAAAACAAACTGGGGCGTGAGCTTGAGCGTTTGTTCAAAGAGTCAATTAAATTCGAAGAACAACTTGCAGGTGACGATAGAGAAAACGTGAAGGGCTTGATTATAGCTACCAAAGAATATCGTTCAAAACTTGCCAATAAGCATCATGACTTAAAGAAACTTCTCTAAAATATATCGAGATAATCTAAAGATCGCATGAGCGGTCTTTTTTCATGTTCAGAAGGAGGTGGTAGTTTGAACGCGTTTATTCTAGACGGAACGGTTAATTCACGGACTGACCTTGGACTCCGTATCACGCAAGTTCCATTCATTCCGACAAGTGAACGAGTGATTGAGAATATCGAGGTGGATGGACGAGAGGGAAATTTGACTTTGCTCAAAGGTTGGAAGGATATGACGTTTAGTCTGAAAGCCGTTATCTGGGCAAAGGATGTGTGGACGGTCTGGCGAACCCTCTCTCCTCAAATCCTAAATGCCAAGACCATCAGCTTTTCCAATGATCCGTCAGTCTTTTATAAAATGAAAACCGTCCAAGCTAGTGGTTTAACTCAGGTTCTATCTACCATGTGGGAGTTTGAACTCGAGATAACGTGCTTGCCATTTCGCTATAAGTCGGGCGTTCCACTTATCAACCGAACCTCATCAGGAACGGTGACAAATAGTGGAAATGTCTACTCATTGCCGCGAATTAAAGTATTCGGCAGTGGGACGAGGACACTCACTATTAATGGCAAGCCAATCGTCCTCAACTTGCAGTCAGAGTATCTGATTATTGATAGCGAGTTGAAGGAATGCTTTTATGGCGATGTGGCTGCGAATAACTTGATGACAGGTGATTTCCCTGAGTTTCGAGTTGGCTCTAATACCGTTACGCTTGGTACAGGCATTACCAAAATAGAAATTGAACCGAGGTGGCGCTATCTATGATGATTTTATATGAGAAAACTGAATCAAATTTCAATCACAATGGTCTCGCTGTCCTTGATGATACTATCGTAAGCCCGGTTGTTTCCGAACAACTCAATGGGCTTTTTTCTTTGGAGTTTGATTATCCCATTCACGCTAAGACAAGCGACAAACTGCGACCTGAGATGATTGTGAAATGCCCAGTGCCTGAACTTGAAGACCAGCTCTTTCGGATTGTTGAGCGTGATGATTCCCTTGGTGGTCTTTTGCATATTGTGGCACACCATATTTTCTACGACTTGGCGAAGAACCTGATTGAAGATACTTATATCGTCAATAAGAACGGCAGTGGAGCATTAACACAACTCCTTGGTGCAACGGCTGTCGGGCACTCATTTACTGGAACATCCAATATCTCAACCGTCAACAATGCCCGCTTGGTGCGACTAAACCCTGTGGAGGTCTTGCTTGATATCGATTTGGATAATGGCTATCAGGCTCGATATGGTGGCGAGGTTGTGCGGGATAACTTTTCCATCTCCATGCTTAGCCACCGCGGCAGTGACAATGGGGTGCAGATCCGAGACAAGAAGAACCTCACAGGTTATAAGGCTGATTTGGACTATTCGTCTATCGTTACTCGTATTATGCCAGAGGGCTATGACGGCTTGTTCTTGCCTGAAAAATATGTCGATAGCCCTCTCATCAATAATTACGTTAGTCCTAAAATCAAAGTCATCAAGTATGACGGTGTCAAAGTTGGAGATGAAGAAGGTGAATTTGCGACTAAAGAGTTAGCCTATGCGGAACTCCGGCGACTTGCAGCACTGGAATTTACGGTATCTCACATTGACTTACCGACTGCGACCTATGATGTGGAGTTTGCCCCACTTGAACGAACTGAGGAATACAAAGAATTCTTTAGCCTTGAAACGATTTATCTTGGGGATACGGTTTCAGTCATTCACGCAGAGGACGGCTTTAATGTGACGGCTCGAATGGTTGAGTACAAGTATGATCCACTCTTGAAGGCTTTCATTTCCATCACACTTGGCAACGTCATGCCTAAGTTCACAGATGTGGCAAAGGACATCAAGAATGTAGATACCAAGGTAGAACAAGCCAAAGATGATGCGAACTATGCCTTGACGGCAGCCAACGGTAAGAATACCAACTTCTATGGTCCGGATATACCTGCCAACCCTAAGGAAGGTGATGTTTGGTACAAGGGAAATGGTGACAAGTTAGAGATGTGGGTTTATGAAACTCGTGATGGTGTGACTCAGTGGTATGCCCTAGCCAATGACCTGACAGCTGAAGAAGTGAAACAAGCAGTAGCTCAGGCTCAAGAGGAATCGGCTGATGCATTGGAGAAGGCTAACAACGCCTTTGATGAGGCAATGACCGCTTTGGAAAATGCTAATAAAGCCAACTCTACCGCAAACACTGCTAGCCAAGTAGCGGACTCAGCTTTCAAAAGGTCTGTCAAATCATCAGCTGTGAGTTATGCAGTCGGCACAAGTGGCACGATAGCACCAACATCAGGATGGCAAAGCACAGTGCCATCTCCCTCCTCAACTCAGTATCTTTGGACGAGAACAGTGTTTACACTTCAAGATAACTCTACGACCACTTCCTATTCGGTTTCCAAACAAGGGGTCAAAGGGGATAAAGGAGATAAAGGTGACACAGGGGCAACGGGTAGTCCAGGAGCGAATGGTGCTCCCGGTCAGAACGCACCAACCATTACCTCGGTTCGTGAGCAATTTTACCTGTCAACCTCAAGTACCAGTCAAATAGGAGGAGCTTGGTCAAACACCATTCCGACTTGGTCGAGTGGCAAGTATTACTGGACGAGAGTGGTGACAACTTATTCGGATAGTACGACAACGACTTCAACGGCAGTTCTCGACCAAGGCTTGAACCAATCATTGGTAACAGCACTTGAAGCGAAATCAGCAACTGAAACTCTGACCACTACCGTAAATCAGCATGCCACAAAAATTGAAATGGCTGCGACGAACATTATCAACCTCCAAGGACGGATGACGACAGCTGAGTCGACACTTACCGTTCAGGCAGGTCAGATAGCTGCTAAAGCGAGCCAAACTTCGGTAGATTCGCTAACTGGCAGAATCTCGAGTGCTGAGGCAAGCCTGACGGTTCAAGCAGGACAGATTGCGAGCAAGGCAAGTCAAAGCTCCGTGGATAGCTTAACGGGTCGAGTAATCTCGGCTGAAACCCTTATCCAACAAACGTCAAACACCATGCTGTTGAAAGTCTCTGAACTACAAGACGAAATCGGTGTGCCTTTCAAAGTGAAGAACTGGGAACAAGGTTCTCTAAGCACGGCTGATGGTTCGGAGATTTCTGCGACCAACTATATCCGCTCTGAGTATATTGATGTGGTAGAAGGGGACAAGCTCATCGGGCAAAGACGTGATGGGTCATCCTTAACGGTTTACTACCATTACTATGGTTTCACCCTGCCTTATGTGGACTATGTACCAGCTGCGAAACAATACGTGGAAAAGTTGGCGGTTGGGACTTATGACAATGCCACAATCGTTGATTATCTCAACTCAAAGGCAGTTGAAACTTTATCCATCACGGGTTCAGTCACTTCCAATCCTTATGCCTCGGCTGAGGACTATCTGGTGATTTACAAGCTACCAATGGGTGGACGAGCACTGCCCAACATCATCACTTGGAATGGTCGAAAAGACACGTCTGATAACATCGTCTTGCTTTATGCGGGCGGAACGTGGCAACAAATCGACACGGTCACGAACTCAAGTAATGCCATTCATACGTGGAATATCACTCCTGAACAAATATCGGGAATGCTTGGTGACTATGTTTATATTGCTTTCTTCTCAATCAAAAACGGCTCGTATGCGGGGATTTACAATGCGACCACGAGCCCATTTACATTGAACCCAATGGACGAATCCGCTTATACGCAGATTTCCTATCAGAGTTCATCTGGCGTAGTAACTGTGCCAAGTAACGTTCTGAAACTCAGAGTTCGGGTGAATACGACCATTAAGCCTGATGAGTATGACGGCAATGTTTTCTCAGCAACTGCCCGAGAGGACTATTCGAAAGCCAATACTGTCTATTCTGCCATTATGATGCAAAAGGAAATTATCAACCTTCGAGTCGGGAAAGGTGACGTGATTAACCAAATCAATATCTCGCCTGAAAGTATTTTGATTTCTGGTAATAAAGTCCATATCACAGGTCAAACAACCATTGATAGTGGGGTGATTACTTCGGCGATGATTGGTAGTGCAGCCATTACCACTGCAAAGATTGCGGATGCCGCCATCACGAGTGCCAAGATTGCCAGTCTTGATGCAGGGAAGATTACGACAGGTACACTTTCTGCTAGTCGCATTGCCGCAAGTTCTATCACGGCAGACAAGCTCGCAGCAAATATCCTCACAGCAATTACGGCAAGTAGCTCGATTCGAATTACAGGCACGACTATTGGCTATTATTCTGGTAGCACGCTTGTGACCGAAATCAACTCTCAAGGGATGACCATTAGACGTGGTGGCACAACGGTTGGGACGATTGGTGCGAATAACATCAGTGGGCATACCGATTGGCGTGGTTTAGTGTTTGACCTTGAGTACGGGACGGAGTACATGACATGGGCACATAAGGACAGTTCATCCGCTAGCTCTTATACCACTAAATTTAGTTGGTTTTCAAGAACTTTACAGTCTGGTATGGAAAAAGGATTTCATTTTGATGATGATATTTATTTACCAAGTACACTCCGAGTGGGAACACAACATCAGATTTCTGTTGGTGGGATTACTTTCAGTAGCTCACTTTATACCAAAATTGGTTCAAGTACTGGTAGTGCAGGGATTGCCTTTAACGGTTCAAACTTAATGCTTGGTGACGATGGCCAGTGGGTGGACTTTGGTGTCATTCGAGAAATCTGTAAAAAGCTTGCCGGACGAACCATCGCTTTGCCAACTGGCTTTAGTAGTAATGGGACTGCAAGTGGGTGGTACAATCCTGAAAGCTTTAACTCAATGACCACGTACAGTTAGGAGGCAGAAATGGAAGAAGTAAAAGATATTGAAACAACAGCAGAAATTCATGAACCAGAAAAGCCAATCGATAATCAAACAGATATGATGGATTTACTAGTGATGGTTGTCGATGACCTTTGTGTTCAAGTAGGTGATTTGAAAGAGAGGATAGACAATGCTCAAGATTAGAAATGAAGATTTGGTGGACGTGATGAACTTCTTAAAAGGTTTCGAATTGCCACCAAAGATTAGTCGAGTACGAACAAAGCTTGCAAAATTAATCCAAGTAAAAATCGATGAACTCTATCAGGATGAAGTAGATTTACTTCAAAAATATGGGAAGAAGGATGAAAGCGGAAATCTCGTTCAACACGAAGGAACATTTTCACTCGTCCCAGAAACAGCAACTGAATATCACAAAGAAAAGGCAGACTTGCTCTATGAAGAAACCCACATTAACGTGGATGAACTTCAAGACAAGCTGCCTTTATTGGTTGCTGGATTTGAAAATAGTGAAGTCGCCATTTCAGGGAAAGATGCTGAGATGTTTGATTTAATTTTAGAACAATTGGAGGACATGTAAATGAAAGAAGCATGGAATTGGATTCAGCTCGCTATCGCTAGTGGCGGTGGCGTAGTTGGATGGTATGTAGGAGGAATTGACGGGTTGATTTATACACTTTTGACTTTTGTGGTAGTGGACTATGTAACCGGGCTACTTCGTGCAATCAATGAAAAACAACTATCTAGTCGAATCGGGGCAAAAGGGATCACCAAGAAAGTGTTTATCTTTTTACTGGTAGGGATTGCTCATATGCTTGATGTGGAAGTTATCAAGGGTGGCAATGTGCTGCGTGATGCTGTGATTTTCTTCTACATTTCAAATGAAGGTATTTCACTTTTGGAAAACGCAGTAGCGATTGGAATGCCTGTACCTGAAAAATTAAAAGAAATCCTACAACAGCTACACGATAAGAAGGGAGAACAAGAAAATGGGAATTAGTTCACTAGCAACCAAATATGGATTTCAAAGTTTCAGCCATTACTCAAACGGACGTAGTGGCGCAAAGGTTGATAAGATCGTTATTCATCACATGGCAACCACCAATTATGATATTGTGCCTGAAATTTGGAAAACACGTGAGGCAAGCGCTCACTATGGCATTGGCAAGAATGGTGAAATTCGTGCATACGTGGACGAGCAGAACACTGCTTGGCATGCCGGCAATTGGAACGCCAATATTTCAAGTATCGGGATTGAACATTGTAATAGTACGGGTTCACTTAATTGGGGGATTAATCAAGCAACCATTGATGCCAGTGCTAAGCTTTGTGCGGATATTGCCAAACGATATGGTTTAGGGAAACTTGTGGTCAACAAGAATATCTTCCCACATTCCTATTTCTCAGCAACATCATGTCCGGGGCAGCTGCTTGGTAAACTACAGGAAATTGCAGACAAAGCAAATGCAATAAATAATGGCGGAGGTTCATCAACACCAAGTACACCAACAAGTGACTTATATCGTGTTCGCAAATCATGGGCTGATGCCAAATCACAAGTTGGTGCGTATAAAGATTTGAACAATGCTAAGCGAACAGCAGATAGTCATTCTGGTTATAAAGTCTATGATCCGAACGGCAATCAAGTGTATCCAACGAGTTCATCAACATCAAACGTGAAAACTTTAGTGGTTCAAGTAAATGGATTGAATGTTCGTAATAAACCAAGCCTTAGTGGCACAGTTGTTGGATCGTACAATAAAGGAGCAACATGGACTCTCCCTAAAACAGAAAAACAAACTATAGCTGATGGTTGGGTCTGGGCACGTTGCCCGATTGGTTATTGTGCTGTTGGAAAGAATACTGGTAAGACCGAACCAGATGATTATATATTAATTTCATAGAAACAAATTTTAAGCCTACGAGAGTGATTAGTTTCATTCTTGTAGGCTTTTTTTTGATGCTTAGGGTTTACTTTCAGGATTTTGGTTCGCCTGTAACTCATAAAGGATAAATGGATTTTCAAGGAGTTGACTTTTTCGTCATGTATTAGGCGAAGGGGTGTACTTTCTTAAAAATCCTTTGCCTTAGATTTAGGAGGCGAAAAGCGATGGAAGATAAAACAAAAGAACAACTTAGCATCAATTATTCCAATGAGGCAGCATACTACATTTCTCAACAAATCCTTCTGAGCTTGCTTGTAGAAGGCAAAATCACCGAGGAAGAATATACAAAAATTGAACAGAAAAACAGGGAAACTTTCAAACCATTTTTATCTCGGATAATGGCGTGAATCGTTGATATAACGGCACTTTAGAGCTAATATGTCACCTAATAGAAAGGCGGTGAGTTGATGAAAACGATACACAAATTAGAACGACCAAAGTTGCCAGAGACTCCTAAATTAAAGGTGGCAGCCTATGCTCGTGTATCAACAGCGAGTGATGAACAATTATCGAGCTTAAAAACTCAGATTACTCATTACGAGAACTACATTCAGAAAAACGATCAATGGGAGTACGTTGGTGTCTATTACGATGAGGGGATATCCGGAACAAAAACGGATAAACGCGATGGTTTGCATCGTCTAATCAATGATGCGGAACATGGAAAAATAGATTTGATACTTACGAAATCTATTTCTAGGTTTTCACGAAATACGGTTGATTGCTTGAATTTGGTTCGTAAATTAACTGAAATCGGTGTCACTATGATTTTTGAGAAAGAAAACATCAATACCAGTGATATGGAAAGCGAATTATTACTTTCAATTCTATCGAGTTTAGCTGAAAGCGAATCTTACTCACATTCAGAGAACATGAAGTGGGCAAATCGCAAACGTATGGCAAAAGGAAACTATAAAGGTGTTCCACCATATGGCTATTGTCGAAAAGGGATTGATTTTCACTTAGTCCCTGATGAAGCAAAAGTGGTAGAGCAAATCTTTCAATGGACACTCAATGGGCTTTCAATGCATCAAATTGCATCGAAAATGAATGTGGCAAATATTACAACTAAAAGAGGAGTTAAGTGGCAGGCATCGGGAGTGAGCATTATTTTACATAATATTGTTTATACAGGAACGATGATTTTTCAACGTTACTTTAACGATGAGCAGTTTAAGAAACGAAAAAATAATGGTGAGCTTCCAATGTATCGTATTGATAACAATCATCCTGCTATTGTATCGATGGAAGAATATGAACGAGTACAAGAAATTATTCGAATCAGGGCAACTTCAAAAGGAAATACGAAAGATGGTAAAAACACGAATCGTTATGCCTTTTCAAAGAAGGTGCTTTGCGACAAGTGTGGGAATACTTACAAACGAATTCAAACATATTGGAAAGGGAACACTAGGAAAGTTCAATGGGGCTGTAAGGGGCATTTGAAAGATAAAAACTCTTGCGATGCCCTTCCCATTACGGATGAAAAGTTAAAAATTGCCTATCTCACGATGTTAAATAAGTTGATATTTGCCCATAAAGTAGTGTTAGAGCCATTGCTTAAACAACAGTCTAACGCTGCCGAATTAGAACGAGCATTGGATGAGATGTCTAACAAAGCATCAGAAATTGATGAAAAGTTGGAAGTGTTGGCAAGTCTAAATGCATCTGGAATTGTATCAACAAAAACGTCATTTGAAGAGCAAAATAAACTTCAATTGGAATTGAAAAATCTTCAAGAGGAGCAACAAAAGATAATCAATTCAGCTAATGGAAAGTCTACACAGAGAATTGAATTAGAAGAACTCTATCGATTTACGAAACGAAGTAATATGCTGACGGAATGGGAAGAATTATTGTTCTCAAGGTTTGCAGATCAAGTCATTGTTTACAACCGACAAGAAGTAGGCTTTAAGTTAAAATGCGGGTTGATTTTGAAAGAGAGGTTACCAGAATGAATAATACGATGCCATACGGCTATACCATAAAGAATGGGGCAATAATTGCAGATGAGTTACGGTCAAATCAAGTACAAGATTTCTTTAGATTGTATCTTGATGGTCTTGGTCTGAAAGAAGCAGGAAAACAATCTGGTATCAACAAACAACACTCAGTAATGAAACACATTTTGATGAATGAAATTTACGTAGGTACAGAAATTTACCCACAAATTATTGATGACGATACATTTCACCAAGCTCATCTGGAACAGGAGAAACGTGGGAAACACCTTAGAAAACCACAAAAAGAAAAACCTGTTGAAAGAAAAGAGATACCTATCCAGTTTGAAATAGGTGCGGTAATTGAAATATATTCTGACCCATTCAAACAGGCTCAATATGCATATTCAAAAATTAAGGAGGCAAAATGAAATGACTGGAAAGCAAGTCACCGTCATCCCAATGAAACCAAAGAAATTGGTGGCGGATAATACTGAAGAAAAACCAAAATTAAAGGTTGCAGCCTATTGTCGAGTTTCAACTGAGATGGAAGAACAGGCAAGTTCCTATGAGGCGCAAGTCCAACACTACACGGATTACATTCAGAAAAATCCTGATTGGGAGCTTGCGGGGATATTTGCAGATGAAGGGATTTCCGGGACAGATACGAAAAAACGTGCCGAGTTCAACCGAATGATTGATGCTTGTAAGAACGGTGAGGTCGAATACATCATTACCAAGTCGATTTCACGTTTTGCCAGAAATACAGTAGATTGTCTGCAATACATTAGGCAACTAAAGGAATTAAAGATTGCAGTGTTCTTTGAAAAAGAAAATATCAATACGATGGATGCCAAGGGGGAAGTGTTGCTAACGATTATGGCAAGTCTGGCACAGCAAGAAAGTCAATCCCTGAGTCAGAATACCAAGATGGGCGTGCAATATCGCTTTCAACAAGGACAGCTTAGAATCAACCATAATCATTTTCTCGGTTACACCAAAGATGAGGATGGGAACTTGGTGGTTGAGCCTAATGAAGCAGAAGTCATTAAACGCATTTTCCGAGAATACCTTGAAGGGAGTTCCTTGCAGGAGATTGCGAAAGGATTGATGGATGACGGTATCTTAACGGGTGGAAAAAGAAAATTATGGCGTGCAGAGGGCGTTCGGCTGATTCTTCGAAACGAAAAATACATGGGCGATGCCTTGCTCCAAAAGACATTCACAGTGGATTTCCTTACCAAAAAACGTGTGAAGAATGATGGTAGTTACGCTCAGCAATATTATGTTGAAAATAGTCATCCAGCAATTATTCCCAAAGATATCTTTATGCAAGCACAACAAGAACTGGATAGACGTAAATCAATGAAAAATAAAAATTCCCAATGCTTTTCAGGGAAGTACGCATTAACTGGTATCACCATTTGTGGTGACTGTGGGAATGTTTATCGCAGAGTTCATTGGAAGAATCGAGGAACCGTATGGCGTTGTAAGTCCAGAGTGGATAAACGAGAACACAACTGTAGTGGTCGCACAATCTATGAAAAAGATTTACACCAAGGAATTCTGCAAGCGATTAATGAAACGCTAATTGATCGAGACATTTTTCTCCAACAGCTAACGGACAACATCAATTCAGTTCTGACAGACGTATTGACTGAACAACTTGTGGTTTTGGATAAACAATTAAAAGATTTAGAATCTGAAATCATTAGCGTGGCAATTGGTGGTCAGGGCTATGATGAACTTGCAAGCCAAATATTTTCACTAAGAGATGAACGAGATGCGGTTGCAAAACAAATAGCAGCGAATACTAATTTGCAACAACGTGTTGATGAGATGGAAGCATTTGTAAAAGAACACGATGTCATCACCGAGTATAGCGAAGTGCTTGTTCGAAGACTGATTGAGAAGGTCACCATTTTTAAAAAGAACATTGTTGTTGATTTCAAGAGTGGTGTGAGTATGGCGGTTGAAATATAGAAATTAAAAGTTAATGCTTGCGGTAATCCGTGAGCATGTTTCTTTGTCTATAATATTAATCCTGAACCGTTCCAAAGGTAGATACATGTTATAATAGAATTAATGATTTAAATTAAGGGGGTAAGTGATTTGACACTACTTCAAGAAGAACTACAAATAATCAATGTCGACACTCTGATGAAGTTGAATCTTAAAATTCCTGAATATCAACGTCCATACCGTTGGTCTTCAAGTTCAACAAATACTTTATTTACAGATACTTACGAAGCTTTCAAGTCTAAAATTAATGAGTATCGGTTGGGTTCAGTAATTCTACATAAATCCAAAAATCCAAACACTCAGGAATATGAATATAATTTGGTTGATGGGCAACAAAGAACAACTACTCTTTCCATTTTATTGTTTGCATTAGGGGAAGATTTTCAAGTTCTTCTGAATGAGGAGTTTAAGCCGACTTCTCAGAACTCAATTAATAACAACTATACGTTATTTCAGAAACGAGTTAATGAATTGCAAGATGACGAGAGGGTTAGTTACAAAAAATATCTTAAAGAAAATTGTACGGTTGTAAAGATTGTTACTGATAGTGAACAAGAAGCATTCCAATTCTTTGATTCGCAGAACTCTCGTGGAAAGGCACTTAAACCTCAAGATCTCTTAAAGTCGTACCATCTAAGAGAAATGACAAGAGATCCTGAAGAATTAAAAATTAAGTTGATATCTGAGTGGGAAGACACTAATCAAAATGCTTTGGAAGAATTGTTTAGAACGTATCTTTATCCGGTTATACGTTGGTTTAGAAATCGTGACGGTTTGAATTACTCATCTGATAAGATTCAGGATTTTAAGGGAATTAAACAAGCTAATACATACAATTATGCTATTTATCATAAGGCGAGTAATATTTTCATTGAGCAAGTTAATTCAAGTGGTTCGAGTGAACTACTCAGTTCTGGAGAGCTAAATCAATTTCAATTAACTCAGCCAATTATTGCAGGTAAAAGATTTTTTGCATGGACGCTGCATTACTCAGTTTTATTGGAGCAAGTGAAGAATAAAATTGATAACTACCATAATCATAATAAATCTGAAATCCCAGACAAACGTACTGGGGACATTTATATCAAACAGCTTTATGAAGCAGCATTAATGTTTTTTGCAGATAGATTTGGTTTTGATGCGATTGATGATTCAATTATGCATCAATTGTATACGTGGAGCTATTCGCTAAGGTTAAAGATGAAGGCAGTTTATCCTCAAACGATAAATAAGTATGCTCGTGGGCAACATGATCGAATTAATAAGGATAAAGACCTGTTCAATTTGTTAAGCGAAATGGTAGATCCTCAAGAATTAAAAGCAGTAATTATGGAAAAAGTGGATGAATCTGATGTGCAAAATAATCAATACAAAACATCATATGAGTTAATGAAACGATGGAATGGGTGGAAATAA